ATTCTTATCTGTGCAGGTATGGCTGTGGTATTGTGTCGCCATTCACCTATCTGTTTGTATGTGGGTAATTCAAATACTTGTATCGCGGCATAGTCACCTCCTGTACCCATAGCAGGGTCAAGTGCAATAACATAAGTTTTGTCACCTGTAGGCTTTCCGTACCAACGTGTTTGGCCCATGTTCATTACCGGATCAGTTCCTTCTAAGCTAGAAAGTTTTATGCTGTTAATTAGTGTTTCATCATAAACTAAGAACTCACAACCATACTCACGTCTAAATCTTTCTTCACCAATTCTACCTACTTCTACTTTAGCCCATTCTTCATCTCTATCTGGATGCTCGTCCCATTTAGCAGTAAAGCCATGAAAACCATTTACACCTATTTCTAGTTCGTTGCCTTCTTCGTCAAATTTGTTTTGTGATTCTTTCCATATGATAGCAAACGTATCTTCATCACTATTAGGTGTACTTGTAATAATTGCACGACCACCTGTTGCTAGTGTTGGAGATATCGAAGTCCAAAATTCATCTGCAATACTTGGATTAACAAACGCAAACTCATCACAGTATAATAAAGATATTGACATACCTCTTCCTGTGTTACCTGTTGTAGTAGCACTAACAATTCTACTACCATTCTCAAACTCCATGCTACCTTTGTTGTAGTTTGTTACACCTGCTCTAATAGTATCAGGACATAATTCATATCCGTATCTAATACGTTGCATAATTTCTTGAGCACCTGTGTATTTGTGTGCGGCAATTAGTATTGTTTGATCTGGATGAAACATAGCATACCATAATAAGTATGCCGCGGCAGTAGTTGTCTTGCCACTTTGTCTTGGCAACATATTAATATTAAATCTATGATTGTGATAACTTTCTAGTAAACGTTCTTGATAACCAAAAGGATCAAACATAACCTTTCCGTCAACAGGATGTTGTATATGAAAAAACTTTTGACAAAAATATAGATACCCTGAATCAGGATCTATACATTTTTTTAGTTCTTCAATTCCTGCTTCATCAAACTTTTCACGTTGGTGTGCTTTTTTAGTAAGAACACCGTCTAGACTTTTTGTTGTTGCCATACTAGTATTTATAGGTGAAAATAGGGCTCGAAAGCCCTATTTGGTTTTACTAATTGGGAGGAAATTAGTTAAATTATCCTGCTATTGTTATAGCAGTTGCTTCAGCAACGTCAGAACCTGTAACATCAATGTTGTTAGGTCCTACTGCTGTTCCTAGATTTCTAATTCTTGATTGGATGTCTGCCGCTGATAAACTTACGTCTGTGACAATATGAATTTCACCTGAGTTGTTATCTTTAACAGAAAACATTAGAGGATTAACTTCTTTTAAAATCATCTCTACTGTTTCATCAACTGCATCGTCCTCTGCTCTAAGATCGATATCTGCGTTCGAGGCGTTTTGTACAGTAATTAAAAATGCCTTACAGCTTTCTGAATGTATTGTTCCAACTGTTGCATTTAATCCATTTACTCTTGTAAATCCTGCCATTTATCTCTCCTTATTAACCGCAATGGGCCGCGTATAGTTTTTCAAACTTTTTACTATCGCAATCGTATTCAGCAGTTATTTTTTTCTTCATGTCTTCTTTTGTACAACCACTGTTGTTAAGTTTTTTCATTTCGCCTACGCAACTTGATTCGTCAAAATCTTTATCTTCTGCTTCAGTTACTTCGTCTTTAACTGCCATCATAGCTTCTAGTCTAGATTTAAGTTCAGACTTAATTTCATCTTCAAGTGCCATTGGATTATCTCCGCCTGCTACTTTTGGATAAGATTTTTTCTGTCTATTTAATCCACCTGCTAAATCGTTTTGCATATAAGCTGTGTCTTGATATTTTTCATCTGGTGCGTTATCCCAGTCGCCTTCTTTAGCAACTTCGTCTTCGCAACCTGGTTCCATGTCTGGCATACCCTTTGGCATTTCTTTTGGCATTGGTGGTAAATCCATTACCTTTAAACTTTTTTCGATATCATCTCTTGGTGACATCTTAGGACCCATTGGTGCCATTATCTCTGGCTTGCCACCTGCGTCTTTTACCATCTTCATTAATGTTGCTACGTCATCAGCAGTTTCGCCTGACATCGAAATGCTCATATTAACAGCTTCGTTTAATGAATCAATTTTTGTGTAAATGTCTTTCAATTTCATTATTTGCTCCCTACTGGACTAGTTTTACCTTGTTCACCCATATCATGTTTTTGTTCTTTATCAGCTACGTTTGATTGTCCTGGATCGTTTTCTCTTTCCTTACGAACACCTTCAAGCTCTTTAAGTAAATCCATCACACGATTGTCTCCAACCTTTTTCTGTGCTTCAGGATCAGCTGATTCCATTTCTGTGCCTAACTTAGGCTCATAAACTTTAACATACTCTTTATCTTGATATTCTTCTTGTGGTGCTTCTGCATCACGTAAACAAATATAAGCTGGATCAACATTTGTTACTTGTGAAATGTATTCTCCTAGTATCTGTGCCGTAGTTGGGTAAGAAAGCTCAACTTCAAAGTAATGAGTTTCTACGTTTTGTAATTTAGGAAAATCTAATGGACGTTCTTGAATGGGTGTTTTCTTAGGCGGAGTTATATTAACTAGCCCAAACTTTTGTAAACAGCTTTCGCAACTGTCAACAAAGCCTTCTGGTAAATCACCTGCAATACCAAACTTAAACTTGTAAGTCTTCTTTGCTTCTGTTAGATATTTTTCAAACGTCTTCATTGTTTTTCCTTATATGTTTATTTATCCATGTTTTTCAATTTATTAAGTAAACTATTACGGTCTGTTACTACATAACCTTCACCATTTACTAGCGAATCACTGTCAATACCACCGTCTTTATCCTGCTTTTCTTTACGTAATTGCAGTTCTACCATCTTTAATTTGTTCTGTAGCTTGGCTGTTTTGGCATCTAAGTTAGTCTTAAGCATTTGTCCTGCAACCTCAAACACACGACCACTATAACGTGATTCAACGTTCATGCCCAAATCCATTAAGTCTTCATATGCTGTCATGGCCTTATCTGCTACATCATTTAGCTCTGTATCAGCCAGTTCACCCAAACCCTTAACCTGTGGTAGTGCCGCATTGATCTTATCCAATTCTGCTATGTCGCGAAAATCTTCTTTTTGTTCTACTACAGCTTTTTCTTTGGTTTTAGCTTTAGCTTTTTCCTGATCTATAATTTCTTTAGAGTCAGGTAAATTTAATAGTTCTTCAAGTTTTTTGGTCATAATTACTGTCCATTATATGCTACTATTATTTAGCTTAATTAATGATCGTAAACTAACACTTTGGTATCATCTACTTTAATTGGTTTGCAATATGCAGTAACCCTATCCTTAGGATCAACATACGAGGAGTAACTATAGTTACCGTATTGCTTAGGTATGCGTTTAGCATAATACTGACAAACGTCTATACTTCTAAAATACATAGGGTCTCTTTGTTCCCTACGATCTTCTCCTGTTCCTAAAACCACGACTAGCATGAATGCGTGGATTACCATTTACCCTCATTTTCTCTTCCCCTGGTGGAAGATATCCTTCTCAGTGATAACTCTAAAAAAGATCTTTTTGTTTTTACACCACGCCCTTGCGGCTTCCCACTTTGCTACGTTCTGTACGTATTGTGCCTGTCTAAATTTATCTCTGCCTACTTCCTTTAACTTCATTTGATTTTCAGGTTTTACTTCAATAAGTTCTGCGTGTGACTTTCCTCTTGCATCAGTATACTGTATCATAAAGTCTGGAACGTATATTGTCATCTTACCTGTCAAAGGATTTTTATATGGAATCTTTATTGCCTCACTTGCCCATTTACTTACTGAAGGTGACTCATCACAGAATTTCATAAATGCAAATTCCCAACTTGATCTGTACAATGGAGTTTTGTTTCCTAGATACTTTGTAGGATTCTTTAATGTATATCTGCCTTGTGCAAACTTTGGCATAGGACTACACCAATATGTTTCGTGATTCTAATTTACTATCAGATTGATCTATTTTATAGCCTAAAGAACTCATCTTCTGCCTATTGTAATTTAAAACTTCTGTTACTACTTTTGAAAGTTGTACTTCATCAAATCCTTTTAATGTGTCAAGCAATTCAAATATTTTTACTTCATCAATCTTTGCTTGTCTCATTAATACTGAACCAATCGTTGCCGCAGATGTTTTTTCAAATCCTCTGTTTTCAAAAAATCCTATCACTGCATCAACTTCGTTTGATGGAAATTCTAAAGGTGCTGAATAATATTCGTTAAAGAATTTAGCAACTTTTTGTTGTGTGTTTTGTGTTTCTGCAGGTAAGTTAGGCATTATGTCCAGTCCACGTTTCCACTTTTACTGTGGGTTTTTAAATTTTGATTTGTTAAATTATTATAAGCACTCTTGGCTCCACTACTTATATTGTTCCATGCAGTAGTTATAGCATTTGGACTTGCGGCGCCACCATCTCTGAGATGTTGCTTTTTAAATGTTGTTGATTTAGTTAAGTTATCTAATGCACCTGGATTACTAGCTAAGAAAGTACTTATAGATCCTAGAGGTTTATCTCCGCTTACTGCTTTCATAACTGCACTTGCTCCGGCAACACCTGCCACAGCTTTTGTAATATCACCAAGGCTACCTAGACTTGCTGTCTTAGGAAATGCTGTATTGGCTACACCGCTAACATCTATGCCAGCCGCTGATCCAATTTGATCTTTTAGTATACCAAAGCCTTCTTGTCTTAATCCGTCCTTGGATAAATTTTTTGCATTACCTAATACACTTGTTGTTTTTAAAACTGTTCCTAAGAAACTTGATGGAGAACTAAATGCTTGTCCACTTGTAATATCTCCAAAGATATCTGCCGCACCTGCGGCTACACCACCTTGACCGAATAAGTTAGTTGCTCCTCCACCTGCTAATGAATTAGGTGATGGCATACTATCATAGTGTCCACTGGCCGCTCCAAATGACTTAGGTGACGCTCCTTCGGTTACTCCACCCCTTGCATACCAAACAGTTTCATATTGAATCTGCATTGTATTTTGTACTGCATCACTTGAACTATTTTCCATAGTATCATGACCCCATTCACTAATGATTGGATTTACTAATGTAAAACAAGTGTATCTTTTTCTTGCCATTTGATAAATTTGTATACTTCTAAAAAAGTGTTCATGACTATCGTTATCAAATCCGTATCTATATTCGTTATGTTTGTCTTGTCCATATGTGTTACTTCTTGAGTATGCGGCGCTTTGTTCATTAGGAGTAGTTGCTCCAACTGGTGCCGCATAGTTACCATCTCTATAATAGTAACGATAGTAGGCTTCCCACATAGCTGTAGTTGATCCATAGTTATCATCATGGAACACTATGTTGATTGGGTCATAGTCTAATCTTGTTTGTAAGTTTGCTTTTTTATTGTATTGATGTTTTAGTGTTGTACTAATTGAGTACTTAGGTAAGTCAACACTTTTAACAAGCATATTAAGTTCTTGAGTCTTCAACTGAGGAATAACTGCAACCGCTTTAGGGTTTAAGTTAAAACTTACATGATATAAAAATTTGGTTTTAGGGGATAGTCTGTGTGCATCATCTACATACAGTCTGGCCGCGTGTGCAAAGTCACCCAGGTTACCCTTTGGGCTTAAAGCACCACTAACTACATTATCCAGAAATCCATTAAGTTTGTTTGCCATACTAATATTTATCAATATAATTAAGTACGCAGATAAAAAAAAGGGTGCCTAAAAAGACACCCTTTATATATTCAGGAAATATTACTTTTAATCTTATGTAGATCCGCCGCCTGTAATTAAAGTATTTACAGTTCGTCCAACTGCTGTTCCTACACCTGTTCCTTGTGGTGTTTGGATTGCGTTGTCGTATCTAATTGCTAATGCAACTGTTACTGGATCGTTTGTTGCGTATGCTAATGTATTGTAGTTAGCACTTTGTAAATAACAACCGTATAACTCAAATGTTTCTAATACGTTTGCAGTATTGATTCCGTTACCACCGTCAAGTATTTCAATTCTAGTAACAAATTTGTAATCGCTACCTGATGCCGCACTTGATTGTTCAAAGAAATCAAATTGTTTCTGTAGTTGTTCACCAACAAGTTTTTGTACGTTGTTTGATACATCTTCTCTTAAGTTTAATGTAATAGGTTCCCAAGTATGTTTACCTGCTAGGTATACTCTTGAGTTGTATACATCAACTTGGATGTCTTCAAAACTTACGTTTGGTCTTGTTACGTCAACAACTTGTTTTGTTAACTCTGTAGTTGGTGTTGATACTCCGAAATTCTCTAAGCTCACTCTAAAGCGATACTGGAGTTTCGGCATCAACAAGCCCTGATTAGAACTAGATGCACTAGAATCTAATGGGACTGTAATTTTGCTTAATGTTGAAATTGCCATTGTTAATATCTCCTGTTAAATATATTTATCCTTTTAAAGCGATGCTATTTCACCTGTGTTTTTAAGTCTTAACGGAATGTAAATAAACTCAACTGCTTTAACCGGCTCAATCGCTATATCCAAATAAAGTTCATTTCTATCAATTCTTGTTGGTGTGTTGTTTGATTCATCACATACAACTAAGAAGTCATATAATGCTCTTTGTCCAACTAACTCTAGTAATAAGCTATCAGCTTGTGCTTTTATCTCATCTCTAGTAATCTTATCGTTTGGTTCAAAGATATAAGGTTTAGCAAGTTTGTCTAACTGTCCTCTTAGATAAACAACTAGTCTAGCAACGTTAATTCTGTCTAACGCACTAGCATTCTTGGCTCTAGTTTTTTGTCCGTAGTTTACAAGTCCTGCACCTGTTAAGAACGTAATTGGGTTAATTTTATTGCTGTACAATGTATCACGTTGTCCTGTGTTCAATGCTACTGCTTTAAATTCACCTTCGCTACTAATGAAACCTGCACTTGAGGCGTTAGTTATTCCACCACGTCTTGTTCCTGCTGGAGCAAACCATGGAAACGAAACACTATCACTTAATGCTATTGTTCTAAGTATACCATGTGACGCTGGAACAACAATGTTCTTACCTGCGTTATCGCTTGAGAATAAACTTGGATAAAAAGTACCTAAGTATTCATCGCTAGTTACAAGTCCGTCATCGTTATCTTCAACTGCTAGGTTAACGTTTGTTGCATAGTTATTAATTGAAGTTGCATCACTTGGTAATCTAAATGGAAGGTCACCAACAACAAATGCTGTTAAGCCTCTGTCTGTGTTTAGTGTTACCATTTCACCAATTAGCTCTGAGTAACCTGGACAAGCCATTAAGTTAAAGATTCTTGATTGATCATCTCTAACCTCTTGGTTTCCGTTAACCATTGCCTGTAATGCTTGAACAACAACTTTTCTTTGAGCTTTTCTACCAAATGAACCTGCACCATTTGCCTGGTTAGCTGATTCAGTTACCCATCTGTGTGAGTAGTATCCTGCCATTGATTCGTTGTTATTAAATCTAGCATTGTTACCTGCTGTGTTAATGCTGTTTCTAACAAATTTCTTAACGTTAAATCCAGAACGTCTTAAGTTCCATAACAACATACCTTTTGGATATAGTGCTGGATCTGGAGCATCTGGGTCTAAGAAGTTTGAACTTAATAGTGCTTCAATAGTTCCTGCTGTTGCACTATTAGAACCTGCTGTATTGTATCTTGCATCTGCAAACTCAATACCATCTTCTGTAGTTTGATCTGAATTATCAACTAGTACCCAAAGTAATGTAGTACCGTTGTATTTGTAGATCTTAGGATAGTTTTCTAAGTCTGCTGTTGAAATCCACAAGTCACCGTTTTTAAGTGCAGTACCATCTGATTGTAAAGTTGGCTCTGTAGCACTTACGATTGGACCTTTTGGATCTGTTTTATCACTATCACTTGCCGCATAGTATGGAGCAGTTGAATCTTGATAACCTACCCAAGTAGTTCCATTGTGTATCATCATGTCTACTTCGTCTACAATTGAACTGTACCATAAAGTTTTATCAGTTGTTAAAGCTGTTACAGCCGTTGCACTTGCAGTATAAGTTAAAACCTGCCAGTTACTTGCAACAAAGTCATGTGTTGAATCAC